GTAGGGTATTGATACGAACAAAACGAAGATGTTGTTTATGAATTACCAAAGATAGACGAAAAGCTGAGTAACTATCAGGAACTAAAACGCAGAGTTATTCGTGATGTTTCTATTTGTGGTAACGCTTATATTTTGAAACTCAGAAACATAAATAAGCAGATTATAGGATACACAACCATCGATCCAAGAACGGTTAAGATTGTAAGTGATAATACTGGTGACGTAAGATTGTATATTCAGTTCTTGAATTGAAAAGAAGTGCAACGCTATCAAGCTGAAGACGTAGTACATTGCTACGATGAGAAAGACCCTGACAATGAAGTTTTCTGATTATCTTTACTAGAAGGTATTATTACTGAAGTTCTTGCAGACGATGAAGCTGGTTTGTCAAACTATCATTATTTCAAGAACAATACTATCCCTAGTATGCTATTGAAAGTGAATGAAAACATATCGGATGCTGAAATGGATAACGTAATTGAACAAATGAAAGCAAACTTCAAATGATGAAAGAATAGACATAAGATCGGTATACTTAGATGAATTGACGGTATAGAAAAGTTGCAAGACTCAATGGCGGACATGCAGTACACTACACTAAGATCATTCACAACAGAAAGAGTGTGTGCAACCTACTGAATACCTAAAGTTATATTGAATTATACTGAAGGGGTAAACTATACAAACGCTGAAATGCAATATAAGAAATTCATATCAAATACTATTTTCCCACGAGAAAGAAAAGTAGAAAACTGGTTCAATAAAGCACTAGAAGAATTATTTATACAAGAATGATTAAAAGATTATAGACTTGTTGTTCTAAAATCACAAGAGGGTATTGATTTGACAAAAGTTCAGGTATACGAAAAAATGATACAATGTTGAATCATAACAGTCAATGAAGCAAGAGCGGAGTTATGATATGATATCTATGAATGAGTGGAGGAGGCTGACCAACCTTTAATTACTAAGAACTATGATTTATTACGTGACGTTTGATTATCATTTCCAACAGATTCAACATGATCCTAAAAAGCCAACTACAAGTTATACGCAAAGCGGAAAAACGTATGATGCTTAGACTTCATAGAGATTTTGTCAAACTATGAAAACAACTACAGAAAAGATTAGAAACTGAGGAAAGAAACCTTACAAGCGACATTGATACAATGATATTGATGTCACGAACACAATCAATGGAATGGATGACAAACGACTTGCAAAACTTGTATTTATTATGATCTAGATACATAAAGAGATTCTATAAGTGAGATATAGAGCTTGACAAAATAAACATATTGGCAGTAAAGCGAGTACAAGACTTGCAAAACTTACACACAAAAAATATAGATGGTAGTATTCTTCACACAAGTATACAATGAGTGAAAGACATTGTTGCGATGTGAATATTCGAGGGGAAAAGTTATAAGGAGATTGGAAAACAAATATACGACCAAACAGAAAAAGGGGTATTGAGTCCTGCAAGAGCTGAAAGGATTGCAATCAATACTGTAGGTAACGCTTATGAGCAGTGAAGAAAAGAAAGCATAGTACAACTAGTACAAAGGTGATACAAAGCGAGTAAAGAACGGAGTACGGTATGAGATAATAAAGTCACACCACAATGTAAAGCCAACGAGGAGAAATGATGGATACCATACAACGCAGGACGACAGAGTGGAGATACTGAAGCACCAAGAGAATCCAACCCACGCTGTCGTTGTACAACAAATTATGAAATACAATAACTTTTATTCTATATATACCAATGGATTTGATACAGTTTCAAGCAACAATCAGCGGATTTGAACAACGTGACGGTAAGTTGTATATTGAATGATATGCAAGTACTCCAGAAATTGACCGTTACAACTCTATAATCACAAAAGAGAGTTTTGATTCGTGAATAAAAAACTATTTAAAAAACCCTGTTATTCTTTTGGGTCACAATCCTGATAAGGCTATTGGGGTAATGGTCGAACACAAGATGGATACTAAGTGATTATGGATTAAAGCGGAAATAAGTAAAAACGAGGACAATATATACAGTGATATCACTGAATGAAGAACTAAATGATTTTCTATTGGTTTCGTCCCAATGAAATCGGAATACAAAACAAGAGACGGGAGAAAACTATCAGATATCACTGAAGAAGAATACAGATTGTTAGATGATAAAGACGTTGTAAGAGTTATTTCAGAGATTGAACTAGTGGAAATTAGTGTTGTGAACGTCCCTGCAAACCCGTCAAGTCTATTTAGCTTGACGAAAGCAGTAAGAGCATACTTTGACAAAATGGAGACAAGATCAGTAATGGATATGCAAAGAAGAATATTAATAAGCAACGACAACAACCCTTTTATTGATACACCTAAACAAGAAGAAATTGCAATCGAAGAAACACAAGAAGAACAAGAGGAAACTACGGAAGAAGTAACAGAACAAAACGAGAGTGAAGCTATTGGCGACACTACTCCAGAAAAAGTTGAGGAAACTCAAGAAATAACTACAGATGAGACTCAAGAAGAGGGGGAAGAGGTGGCGGAAGTATCCACAACTGATGAAGCTCCACAAGAGCCAGCACAGGAAGCCCAAACAGCAGACCCTGAAGTAGTCAAAGCACTCGAAGAAGAGAGAAAACTCAATCAAGAGTTACTCGAACAATTAGAGAAAGCAACAAACTTAGTGCAAAACTTGCAAAGCAAGCTAGACACTAGAGCGGTGAACAAGCCAGTCTTGTATAGCCAGAACCAAGTGAAAGACCAATTTGCCGAACAATTAGTGAAAGCAAAATACGGTCAATAATTCTTTTTTAACTTTTGTTTTTTACAACAATGGATATTTCAAAGCAAAGACTAGAGAAACTCGCTCAAATCAAAAATTCTCTAGCTGGTATCGAAACCAGAGCGAATGAGTCAATGAGTACAGGTCAAGACGGTTATGGTCAAGACTTCGTACCTACAGACCTTGCAAGTACAATCATTGCAAAAGTTAGAGACGGTGATACTCTTATGAGTAAGTTGTCGGCACCTATTGCAATGAGTTCGTCTACTTACACTATTCCAGTTGAAGGTGGAGACCCAACATGGATTGCAACATCTGAAAACGCAAACGTTACAGGTACTGCAGTTACTACAAGTAAAGCAGGTACTGAAGACACAACTCTTGTTGCTAAAAAATACTCAACTTCTGTATATTCTTCTGGTGAACTTGATGACGATTCAATTATCAATATCAGAAACTATCTAGGAGATAAGATGGGAAAATCATACGCTGAATTACTTGATAAATGTATTCTTCATGGTGATACTACTACTGGAGCTACTGGTAACGTAAACAGTGACGATTCAGCACCTACAGCTGGTTCGTACTACTTGCATCAAGATGGTTTGTTCAAAAAATCTATTACTACTGCAACAAACACAATCAATGCTGGTACATTAGATTTAGCAGACTTTAGAGACGCAAGAAAAGCACTCGGAATCAAAGGTTTGAACCCAAATGATCTTTTGTTTATTCCTTCGACAGATGTTTACTACAAACTTCTCGGACTCGGACAAGTAGAAACAATTGAAAAGTTTGGTGGTAGAGCTACCGTTGTAAACGGTGTACTTTCTGCTATTGACGGTATTGAAGTATTGCCTTTGTCTTACGTAGGTAACGCTGAAGCTGACGGTAAAGTATCTGCAACTCCAGCAAACAACACACTCGGAAGAGGTATCCTTGTATACAAACCAGACGTATTGACTGGTTTCAAGAGAAACTTGCAAGTATTTACTGAATACTTACCAGAATACGATCAATTCAGATTTACAGCTCACGTAAGATTTGCATTGAAAGTATTGGCAAACGATTCATGTGTAGCATTGAGAAATATTACTATCTAGTTATTGAGGGCGAAAGCCCTCTACTCTATATATTCATTGAGTGTATAGAGTAGAGTGTTTTATTCTTTATGATAACAATGAAACTACAAACAACACAAGCTATTAGAATCAGAGTGAATGGAGTGAAAGAAGAATTAAAAGAAAAGGCAATCGTAGAAGTACAGGATAATGATACAGATCAGATCAGATTTTTGAAACTCAATTGATTTGTAGTTATTGACGAAATCCAAACTACAGATGCAAGTACAAAAGAAGTAATCAAGAAAAAATGAGTAAAAAAGATTTAATTCTTTTGTAAAAAATGTGATACATAAGTTTAGCGGATGCAAATTTATATCTAGGTACTAGTTGACAAGACAATCTAGTCACTGATGCAATAGATATAGCAAGTGGTATAGTAGACTCAATATGCTATACTTCTTTTAACTACAATGAAACAACAGAAAAGCATAAATACAACGGTTCGTGACCATACTATCTTGCGAGACCTATTGCATCTTTGTTAGAATTGAATGGTGTAAGTATTGCATCATATACAGACGGGAATGAATACATAAAGAACGGTAGTAGAATTGAGTTTGATAGTACAATTCTCATTCAAGAGGATAAACGGGGTATGATAAGCATAAAATATCAGTGAGGGTATCAAACAATACCACAAGCTATACAAGACGCAACTAGAATTGTATTATCTAGTGTTTGGAACGCTAAAAATGCTGAAGGTATAAGCAACTGGACGCAATGAGATTTGAGTATCGCATATAATGCAGTTGCTGAGCAGACTAGTATTGCAAAAGTAAAGAAGTTATTATGAAAGTATATTTTACCAAGAGTTGTATCATAAATGTTTACATTCAATAACACGGTTACAATAACAAGAGGTGCTAGCTATAGCACTACAGTTGTTGCATCGTTGCAAGTATACATATATGAGCCTACTGAAGAACAAGACGCTATCAATGGAGTTGACGGAGGGCAAATAGAGGATAGGATGATAACAATCTATGCTGGATTAAAGGAAGGCGATAAGGTAACCACTGCATGATGAGTTGTGTATATTATCAAGAGGGTAAAGAACAGAAAAAGTATAGTGACGAACCATTTTGAGATTTTACTACGTAAACAAAATGATTAGTGTTGAAGTCGAAACACCTACAGTACAAACGGACTTGCGTATACCTATAAATAAGAGTCTACGACAATCCGCTTTATTAGTACGTAAAGATGCAAGTAAGAACGCACCATACAAGAGCGGTACATTAAGAAGGAGTTTAACTGAAAAGGTATATAGTGATAGGGCGGTTGTAGGGACTAATGTAGTATATGCAAGGATACACGAGCTTTGATGAACTATATTGCCTAAAAAATGACCTTACCTAAGATTTAAAGTTTGAAATAGACGAGTAACTACAAAAAAAGTAAACATAAAAGCGAGACCATATTTAAAGCCTGCTTTGGAGGATAACATTAAAGCTATTGGCAGAATATTTGCAGAAAACATTGTAAATTTTATCTATAAATAGATTATGTTTGTGACTATCGGAACAAAACTTGAAACACTATTGAATACAACAAGTATTCCAAACGTGTACAACTACGACAAGAAACTTGCTGACGATGGTTACCCGTATGCAGTGATAACACCTACTGATTGAGTGGAGTCAATGTATACGAGTAAAGACAATCAAGTTACTATAGGGTATTCAGTTAGTATCTTTGTTCGCAATAAAGATATTGCAACAACTGAGCAATCAATAAGAGGATACGTTGACGAAGTATTGGATACAATAAGGAATGATGCTTATCTTACTGGCACGGCATTGAGTAGCAACTTTGATATACAACGGGGGCGAATCAATGATGAACAACCAGTTAGAGTAGCAACAATAAAATG